AAAAGCGTCTTTAACTTTCATATATTTCCTTGTTGGCATGGTTCTTGCTCTTTAAAGACTATAAAGGCTTTAAAGGTTCTATATATATTATATCAATAGTAGTGTATTACTAATAGACTATAAAGGCTTTATAGAGCCTGTTCATCTTCGACAATATTTTGTCTTCCAACCCTTCGCCATGTGTACTGGTCATCTTCGTCAATGGTCAGTGGTTCGTCATAGTCTTCACCCTCATGGTCTAGGTCTATCCGGTCTTTAGTCGCCAAGGGCGAGAGCCTTTGCACTTCGCTTAGACAGCTTTTACACATATCCAGAAAGTCATTGGTAACGGCATGGCGGCGAGTAGCCTCAAAGTCGCTAAGGTTTTTGTTGCAGCAAACGCATTTCATATTTGTCCTTGTTTTAAGGGGTTTTAATGCATTCAAGCACCACACCCCTTGGTTAATCAATAAGTCCTCATAAATAGCCCTTTAAGGCCGTTTAAACGGCATTTCTAAGCCTTTAATCCTTCCTGCTTTTCCATAACCGCCAATAAGCGACAAGAAAACACACAAAGCCTATCCCCGTCAAAATGGATAAAAAGATAGTGAAGGTCATTCTATGACTAGCCTCGACATGGTAATTCTAGGCTTGCGTTTATCTTCCCAATGCTGGATAAAGCACACCCAGCCGTCTGCATCCTTGGCAGCATATCGGGTTTTAGCTTCCGTGCTACTACATTGGCCCTTAGCTTGTGAATAGTCTAACTCTTGTTGGTATTTCTCCCATTGAATACCAAGTGAGAAACCCGCCAACATAACCGAAATAAGGGATAAACAGAAAACAATCCCCAAATAGCTATCTTTAAAAATCTTCATGTGAGGCCTCTATATCACCTTCTAAAGCGTGTAACGTGTGAGCGTCAATAAAATCTATTAGGTCAACGGTGCATAGCTCGCCATCATCCCTTACATATAAGTGAAATATAGTGGCAATGCCGGGAATAGCCGGGTCGGTATCGTCTGCCTTTTGTGGTGGGTCAAATTCGTATTCACAAACCCACGTAATGCCCTTATATTCAATTTCAGCGAGTTCCATATGCCAATCCTTTTTCCAATCGTTTAAAATAGCAGTCATATCATTCCCTTTCTATTTCTAAAAATACCCAATAAACCAACAATGCAAAACTAATAGTTCCACCAGTCCACAAAGCTACAACATAATTCCTAGAATCGAAATTATAGCCGCCGAGATAAGCTAATAAAACACTAAAAAACACTAATATAAAAGCTGCTAATGCCCCTTTTTTATGTCCCATACTATTCCCTTTCAATAATAAATAAACCAATTGCAAGCGTAAAATCTTCATTGTTTAGAATAAAGTCTTTAGCGTCTATTCGATGCAAAAACCGTGCAGCTACAATGCCGCTACTGGCGTATTTTACCAAGTACATAAAAACCCTTTACATTGTAAGGAAATAGAGACCAAAAGGAAGGCCAAGCAATAAGGCCATCAAGACAGAGGCACAAAGGTTTTTATAGGTCATTTTATAGGGCCTTTTCGTTAACATAGATAATTCCCTTACGCATTCCGGCCTTAACGCCTAAAGCATTCAATCGGCTAAATGTAGTACGTGTGGGCCATGCTCGCAAAGTAGCGGGATTATAGTCTACTCTAGCTTTTCCGTCTACCATATGCCCATAAGACACTGTAGCGATATGGTTATCGTGTAAAAATACTTTAGCGTATTCAATACACGCCCTTTCAGTGGTAGACACTTCCGGTTGATATTCTACACGTGTGTTATCTGTTGCCCAGTTTTTCTTTGCTGCAATGGCTTGGAGCATATCTTTTTCAATTTTTCGCATGATAATTTATTCCTATAAAGGCCACAAAAGGCCGTCTATCGACTGGGCAAAATTGCCCCATAAAAGCCCACAATGTAGGCCTTTATAGAATGCTTTGCATTGTTGGTTAGTGTGTGTTTTTCCATTCCATACCGGCCTTTATCGCTAGGTCATAAGAATCATATAGTTTACCATTTTGGTCAGTAGGTGTGATAATTCCATACATTCCATAACGTACAAATAATACACATGGATACATTCCACCCGCAGAATGCTTTTGTACACTGCTTCCGTCTGATAAATGGCCCTGATAAATGCTATTGTCTGACATAGAAAACCCTTTTAAGTGTATGGGCAAAGCCGCCCCGTTAGTGTCCTATTATAAGACACTAACAGAATGCTTTAAACTGTGGTTTTGAAATAGTCAATGTTAAAGGGCCATTTATCGGCATTAGGCCCAATTGTAATGCCATTTACGCCATTGTATGATATAGCTACACAATCTTGATTGAACATGAGACAAAAGGCCGTCCATTGGTCAGGCCGTGCGCTGCTTTTTGCAATGGCCTTTACTTGAATTCCTGAATCATTTTCACCCATAGCGTCAGTGGTTCCATATAGGTGTAAACCTACTGGGTGTACTAATGTGCCAAGAATGCACAATGCTTCATTCATGCGGGATAAAGGGAATTCTAAATTTACTGTATACATAATTTTTCCTATGTTGCTATGCTTTGCACTATTGCTTGGCATGGTTGAATTGTATCATTGTTTTCTACATTGTCAAGAATTATTTACTAGGTGTTTACCCTATGTTGCAAATTCTCGGCCTTTAAGAGAGAGACAAAAAACTGACCCTCTTACCTATATAGCATAATAGAATCGTGCCAGTTCTTGTAAGTCGTTGATTCTATTGACCCCTCCAAAACCCTAATGGGTTTACATACAGTGGTTTTTACCCCATAAAAGCATAACGCTATAGTTCTTAATAACCTAAACGCATAGGCTTTTTAGTCCCCTTATAATGGTGCATCATCGCCCCTCACTCTACTGACTCCAGAGTCAGTAATAGTACTGTACGGATACACAGGCCAAGGCGAGCATGGCGAGTACTGTATAGACATACAGCTTTTATACCGTACAGTCTACATTGTGACTAGTCAGTCTATATAGTTACTAACAGGTTATACACAGGGGGGGAGGGCTATGTAGGCTATGAAACTTTTACAGGGCCTTAATAGCCTTACAAAAAGCTAAAAAGGACTATAATTAGGGACACATTAAAGACTTCTAAGTCCTTGATACCATTAAAGAATAGACCAAAAGAACCATAAAGGACAAAATGCACTCCCAAAGGGGAACTCTAAAGGCTAGAACATCGTGTCTTTACAACTATTTGTAACAAACAGCTTGACATTTAGACAAAAGTGTGCTATAATATACGCTATAGAAAGAACTAAAGAGCAACTAAGACGTTTAAAGCCACTATAGAGGCTTTAAAGCAATGGTTTTTATAATTTATTAATAACAATAACTTTAAAGTCTCTATAGTCTAATAGACTCTATAGAGCAAAACGTCTCCTAAAAGGATAAAGACAAATGGAACAAACAAAGGTGATAGTCCCTAAAACAAGGGGCAAAGGTCGTCCACCAAAAGCTGACCTCATAGCGGTTAAAGAAAGAAATAAGAATAAGGTTGGTCGTCCTATTGGTGATGCTGGTCGTATTGAAGAATTCAAACAGAGGCTTCTGGCTACAGGAGGGACAAGAATTCTCGACACAATGATACGAATAGCTCTAGATGACAATCATCCGGGTCAGATGGCTGCAATCAAAATGTCGGTGGACAGAATGCTCCCAATGTCGTCCTTCGAGGCAGCAAAGAATGGTGGCAGTGTTCCGCAGATAAGTATTAATATAACTGGTCTCACATCCCCAACAGTAAGCACAGACGATGTGATAGACGTATGACAGCTCTAAACTTTGAATTGCTCAAATGGCAGCAAGAGGTGTTCAAGAGCACCATCCGCTTTAAAATTGTAGCTGCTGGTCGTAGGTGTGGCAAGAGCCGCTTGTCGGCGATAACATTGCTCATCGAGGGCTTAAACTGCCCGGAAGGGAGTGCAGTGATGTACATAGCCCCTACCATCGGACAAGCACGGACAATCATATGGGATTTGCTGCATGACCTTGGTCGGCAAGTCATCAAGAGCAGCCATGTTAACAACCTAGAAATTACACTAATCAATGGTCGTAAAATCCTTGTAAGAGGAGCAGACAACCCTGACTCCCTGCGTGGTGTGTCTCTGACCTACGCCGTTCTAGACGAATGTGCGTTTATTAAACAAGATGTGTGGGAGAAAATTGTTCGAGCCTCTTTGTCTGACAAAAAAGGACGAGCCTTGTTCATCTCTACACCAAGCGGACGCAATTGGTTCTACGATGTTTATAAGCTAGGAAAAGACGAGATTGATGAAGAATGGAAAAGCTGGCACTTCACCACACAGGACAATGAAACCATTGACCCAAAGGAAATTGAAGCAGCCAAGCGTACACTAAGCTCCTTTGCTTTCAAGCAGGAGTATATGAGTTCCTTCGATACAGCCGGAAGTGACGTATTCAAGGAGAGCTGGTTTAAGACAGCCCCTGAGCCTAAAGAAGGTGCTTATGTCATGGCCTTTGACTTGGCTGGTTTCGAGGCTGTTGGTGCTTCCGTTAAGAAGCATTTAGACAGCACTGCCATTGCAATCGTCAAGGTGACGGACGATGGTGAATGGTGGGTACGCAAGATAGAGAGTGGTCGTTGGGACATCAAGGACACGGCTACAAGGCTCCTGAAGAACATTAAGGAGTATCAACCCATAGCTGTAGGCTGTGAGCGTGGAATGGCTAGAAATGCTGTTCTTCCCTACCTAACAGACTTCATGCGAAAGTACAACACTTACGCCCACATACATGAACTCACTCACGGAAACAAGAAGAAAACAGACAGGGTGGTCTGGGCCTTACAAGGGCGCATGGAGCACGGCAAGGTGACGTTTAACGAAGACGAAGATTGGGAAGAATTCAAAGACCAGCTGGTTATGTTCCCCACTTCAGGCGTACACGATGACTTGGTTGATGCCTTGTCATATGTTGACCAACTCGCCATTAGCACTTACAACTCAGACTATGAGGAAGAAGAATATGAGGTTTATGACCAAATATCGGGGTATTAGATGAAAATATGTTTTAAATGTTTACAGGAAAAAGAAATTGATAATTTCCATAAACATAAAGGAATGGCAGACGGACATCTAAATAAATGTTCTGCTTGCGTTGTAAAAGATGTTAAAGAATGGAGAGACAATAATAAAGGTTGCCGTTCTAAAGAACAAGAAAAACGTAGAGCAAAAAAGGGAATGCTTACACGTAAGGAATATTTTGACAAAAGAACAGAAAACGCTATTGGTCGCCAAGCGTCTTCTCTGAAATATTCGCATAAACGTAGAGTGCTGACAGAGCAAGTTCCGCAAACCGAACTAGATGAGTTTGTTTTTGAAGAAGCATATCGGTTATCCAAGACAAGAGAACAAGCTACAGGTATTAAATGGCACATTGACCATATAGTTCCTATTTTACACAAACAAGCGTGTGGTTTACATAATTCCTTTAATTTACAAGTAGTTCCCGCTTCTTGGAATATTAGAAAAGGAAACAGAAACATGAACACTTATGCTGGATATTAACTAAGGAGAAAATAATGTCTACATTTCAACTTGACCCTAACCAAGTATCACTTGGCATCCCTAGTTTGGGTACAGCACAAGTATTTACTGTCACCAACTCTAGTGTGCAATCTGCTGCATTTGGGGAAAACACCACAATGATTCGACTATCTTGTTCTTTGGGTCACTGTCATTTTCAAATTGGCACAAACCCAACTGCGAGCATCACAACATCACCAATGATGCCTAATAATTTTTCAGAGATTATTCGTGTGAGTCCCGGTCAAAAGATTGCTGTTATCAAGGATTCTGGAGTTACAGCTTCCACCTTCTCAGTTACGGAATTAGTATGAAAAATGGCTTATATGCAAACATTGCTAAAGGTAAGATGTCGGCAGCTTATTGGGCTAACAAGGTTAAATGGTGAATAATATAAATAAGGAATTTCATGGCTACTAAACCAAATATGCCTGAATGGGAAGAACCGAGTGATAGCGACAAGGAACTAACCGAATGGGTGGTCTCACACACCGACCGTTGGCGTGACTATCGTGATACCAATTTCATGTCTGATTGGGAAGAATATGAGCGCATCTTCCGTGGTCAATGGGCTGCTGAAGACAAGACACGAGACAGCGAGCGCAGCCGTATCATCTCCCCTGCAACGCAACAAGCCGTTGAAACACGCCATGCTGAAATTGTAGAAGCCATCTTCGGTCAAGGAGAGTTCTTTGACATTCAGGATGACCTGAAGGATGTTGACGGTAACCCAATGGATGTAGAGGCCCTCAAGTCTCTCCTAATGGAAGACTTCAAGCAGGATAAGATTAAGAAAAGCATTGACCACATTGAGTTGATGGCAGAGATTTATGGTACAGGTATTGGTGAAATTGTCATTAAAGAGAC